TTTATTTATTTATTTATAGATTAAGAAAGTCATTATAACACCGATTGAAACTCCCGCCATCATCGCGATCCAGCTATAAAAAATTGCACCCGTCTTGTATCGGTCGTACTCGTTTGCTAGGTCTTCTAAGCGTGACCTCAGCCTGTCGTTCTCGATTGACAGGTCGGTCATGCGCCTCCGCGTAGCCTCTTCGGCTTCCTTTAGCTTCTTCTCGACGCTCATCTGCCGCCTCCTTTCTTAACGTCTGCGATAGCCCTTGCGAAACCTTTCAGCCCGTACTTGGCACGTATCAGCATGGCATCTTTATACCTTTGGTCTTTCTTTTCCCAACATCTCGGGCAGTATGATCCGTCCGTTGCGGCGTAGCGGGTACCGCCATCTATCAGTTCTTTCCCGCATTCAATACATTTAATCATGATCTTTTCTTTTTAGGATTCGTTAAACTTAAAATCTGCGCAGCTAGCAGCCTAGCCTCTAACACTGTCATATCTACTAATGGTAGGCCCGTAAGTCCTTTCCGCACTTTGATCTTTCCATCCTCGGCGTATGCTTTTGCCCACTGGTTCGCTATCTCGTCCCGGCGTGCCCGCATCCTCTTTTGGGCTTCATCCATCCGTTCCAGTTGTTCCTTCATTGAAGTAATGTCGATAGGATTCCTCCGGTATTCTTGCCATTCATTGTACGCCTTCCGGTTGTCCTCCAGCAGCCTGTACATTACTTTCCTCGTTATACTTCCGTTCCAAAAGGAGTTGATTATATTCCCTTCCCTATTCTTGTATTCCATGAACGTCATTCCGGTTCCTGCGGGGTCTTTTGTATTATCCATTATCTCCAAAATGTTAAGAACTCGATACCGAGTAAGTTACCAATCGTGAGTCGTATCGCCGAACCTGCAAGTCCTCCGGCGACTGTCAGACCGAAGTCTATCCAGTCCCATTTCCCGCCGTGCAAGCGGTCTTTAAATTCCATACCCGCCGCGCACCCTAGTGTGAAGTTCAGCCCGGCGATGATGGATACCAAGAAGCCGTAGAGTAAATGCTTCCATCTGTTAGACTGCTTGAACCATTCTATGATACCCTTCTTTGGTTTGCGGAAATTAATGTGGTGGCTGTCAAATTGCCTTCCGTACACGTGGATGACATCCGCCGTTAGCGGATACTTCGCATTTGCCTGTCCGTCTACGGAGACCTGACTCGTAGGTGACAACAGTGATTCAGTGTACTCGTATAATTCCGTCTTTGTTCTGAAAATCAAAACTTCTTTTTCTAATTTCATGGCTTTTGTAATTTTATAAAATGAACATTTCTTTCGTCTTCTCTCTCATGCTCCGCGCAATATATGGTATCACATTGTCCGCACCCGTGGAATGCGCACCGTCTACACTCCCTTGAATCGTAAGGATCATCCTCCACGCATTGTACTCCCATTCCCAAGTATTCGAACACCTCTCCTACTTCGGGTTCTATCTTCGTCCAGGTCTTCATGGCTGCTCGGTTATTACTTTGATCATCTTCTTAATCTCTCCCTTACTCATCTGAATGGTGGCGGCGTACATCTCGGTTCTGCCTACTTCCCAACCACCCATCATGGATCCCATCCACCGGGCTACATTCTCCGTGGGATTGTTAAGGGCTACGGATTCGCCACCCTTGCCGGAGTAGTCTACCATTGACTGGAGGATCGCCGTTGCCTGTTCCTTGTCTCCTAGTGACACCGTGAGTATCTGAGATACATCTTGCTTGACTAGACCGCGAACCTCGAAGGTGTCGCCTGTCTTGTATAGCTTGAGAACGCCCATGCGATAGGAACCGATTTGCTCCGGCTTCGCGGATTCTTTGATCTGAGAGAATGAACTAGCCGCGAACGCAGCGATTAAAACGATAAATGCTAATGTAAACTTTTTCATGATTCTTTGTTTTTAATGATTATTTAATAAATGAAAATATGTGATATATTACGGCTACCGTCCAACCGTTCCCTAACATCCTGTACTGCTGGGTATCCGAGCAATTCCACTTGTACCAGCCGGGCACGGTCTGCAATCGGGAGGCTTCTGTCGGTGTTATCCTTCTCAGCCTTCTTTTAGGTCCTTCTATATAGCAGGAGGCTAAGTTTACCTTTGTCAGACAGGATACCGATATACAATTTGATTTATCTTCACCCCCCCTGATGAGGATCTTAGAACCCATTTTAGCCGCGTGCCGTGTTAGCCACGTATGCATTTTATCCGATAGATAATATTTTTCCGGTACCTCACTTTGCAATATGTCCCGAAGGAATATCCCCTTGTCTTCCGGTTGGGGTATGTCGGCTATGTTCGTCCAATATATCCTCTTCCGTACCTGGGCGGACACTAGGGATGAATTTATGTGAACGCCTTTAACTCCTAACGTTCTGTTTATAACGCCTTCCCACTTGGAAAGCATTCTGACATTTTCAAGGAGGAACAACACATTAGGATTAACCTTTCTTACATCTTCCAAGATTCTTACGTATTCCCAAAACAGATATGATTGCCCGGCGAATCTGAATCCCCTTTCTTTTAGCTCCAAATACCTATCTAGTGTCGTTATCTCTTCGTTGTCCTCCGTTGTCATCCCTTCCATCTTTCCCGCAAAAGAGAATGACTGGCAAGGACTGCCGCCTATTAAAAGATCAATCTTTTCCAGTTTAGATACGCCCAGCTTAGTGACGTCCCCCAAGCATATGGTATCCGGAAAGTTTAGTTTAGTTTGGGCTATGGCGAACTTGTCTATCTCGCAGGCGTAGTACTTATCGGGGAACATCCCCAGTTCGTTCAGGGCTATCTGCCCACAGCCCATTCCATCAAAAAGACTTAATACGTTCATATCTTTATTATTTAATTGTTACTACTTGTTTAACTTTGATGTGACAAATATACGGCGAACTTCCGAATCTTCCAAATTTTGACAAAAGTATTAACGTTGATTAACGAATATACTTCGAAACAATCTCTTTGATAGCATCTATTAACTTATTCTGTGTATCGGACTTCCCTTGTACGGCGGATATCACCCGCTCGTCTATTGTACCCTTAGCACACAGGTGGTGGATGAACACGGGCTTCGTCTGTCCCTGTCTCCACAGCCGGGCGTTGAACTGTTGGTATAGCTCTAGGTTCCAAGTTACGCCGAACCAAATGATGTTGTTCCCGCCTTTCTGAAGGTTCAGACCGTGACCCACAGAGGCAGGGTGAGCGATGAGCACCTTGACCTTCCCTGCATTCCAGTCACGCATGATCTGTGTGCCGTCCCCTTTCGAGTCGCCGCCTATGCGAACGGGCTTTAACTTTGCCAATGCTTTCTCGATACGCACAGCCTCGTGGCGGAAGTTGTAAGCGATAAGGACCGGAGCACCGTTAAGGGATTCCACCATCTCGCACAGGGATTCAATCTTTGCCTCGCTTACTTGATGGATGTTCCGCTCAGCGTCGTACACCGCGCCACCTGCGAATTGGAGAAGCTTGTTTGATAAAGCCGCGGCAGACAGCGCCGTGATCTCGGTTTCATCCCCATCGGCGAACATGGAAAGTATCTGCTCCTTCTCGAATTCCTTGTACATATCCGCCTCCTTCGGCGACAGCGTAACCTTGTCATATATGTAATTCACTTCCGGCATATCCAGGTAGTCAACCGCTTTCATTGAAAGGGTGATGTCGGCGATCTTATCGGATAATACCTGCTCGGTGTTCTCGCGTGGCTTATAGTTAAAGACTATCCCGCCATTCTGAGCACCCGGTTTAAAGTAATTAGCCCGGTAGTCCGTGATAGACTTCCCTAGACGCGCGCCACCGTCTATGATGAACATCTGCGCCCACAGGTCTATAAGACCATTAGGCGCGGGCGTACCCGTCAGACCGATGATGCGGTTGGCATGGCGGCGTATCTTCTTCATGGCTTTAAAGCGTTCAGAGGCGTGGTTCTTGAAGGATGATAGTTCGTCTACCACGATGCAGTCGTAGGGAACCTTAACGCCTCCGAAGTGTTCCAGTAGCCATACAAGGTTATCCCGACCTATCGTGTAGACATCCGCGTCCGCGTGGGCTGCGGCTACCCGCTGCTTCGGGGTCCCGGCTATCACTGAGATGCGAAGGTTACGGAGGTGCGACCAGTTTTCGATTTCGTCTCCCCACGTCACTTCCGATACTCGTTTAGGCGCAACGATGAGCACCTTCGTTACTTCGAAGTATTCGATAAGATCGGCAACCGCCGTTAAGGTGGTCACCGTCTTTCCCAGTCCCATATCGAGGAATAGAGCACATTCCGGATTATTCTTGATGTGCTCTACTCCCTGAACCTGGTATTTATGTAATTGATTCCTGTTTAGCATTCCTCCAGGCTTTCGATATATGCATACCACAATCGAACGTCTTCTGCTACGTCCGCGATTACATGGTCTCCGAGGCCCACTTCGTTTAACCCCCAACCCCCGAGTATAGACGTTTCGGGTAGCTCCACTATGACGCATGGTATACCCGCCACATCCCGATCAGCATACCCTACTACGGTTACTTCCTCATCCACGAATACCCCCCATTTAAAGGTGAACCGTGTTCCTAAATATTTGTTAGTAAATTCTTTTACTTCTTCTAACTTGTAATTCATAATGCCTATCTATTAAATGTTAAATACCCCAATGCCTATCCTGTAGCTTTTCGAACAAGTCATCCAGTGTCCAGCGTTCCGGAAACAGCTTTATAAGCGCCTCTACCGTTTCTAACAGTTCCGGCCTAACGCTATCTGTTCCTAACAAGTCGGCGATGGCGTGGCACTCGTTATCTTTGTAAATCTCCGCCCGGTAGGTTTCCTTTAGTTCACCCCTGCCTTGTGTCAGACAAGCGTCTTCCATGTTTCCCAAGCCTCGGCGGGCATACTCAGCACGGACGACCCTGTCAGGTATCTCAGTGATAAGGAATTGCTTCAGATTGTCGGGAAGCGCGCCTATCGCCTCCCCTATCATGTACCCGTCCGCCGGAGTATTGTTCGCCATCTTGGTGACGTTATCCACAAACAGCTTTATCCGGTCCTCTTTTAATCTCTTATGAAAATCTACTGCCATCTCTATAACTTTTTAAATTCTTGATTCTGTTTTCTTAAAATTTGCTTTACCCGCCGGCGGGCATACTCTACGATGTCCCGGCTTAAGTCCGGATCGAACTGAACGCCGAGCGTTCGATGCTCTCCATCCTCGTTTACAAAGCGCATTATTACCCCTTCGAACCGCTCGCTCTCTAGCCAAGACGTTAATTCTTTCGAGGATTCCTCGTTATGTTCGATTTCCTCGTTCAACTGTGAGGCGCGAAGATAATGATTCTTTTCCATATTACAATATTTCTTTTAATATATCCTCAATCCGCTTATTATAGTCTCTTCGCACCACCTCCCTAATCGCATTATATGCGGTTGGAGCGTCTTTGAACTGATCATACCGGAACTGAAAATTCATTTTCTCCTTGCCTATCTTGACAGTTATAAGTATATCCTCGGGGTAAAAAATGATCTGCGTCCGGTCCCAAGACATCGGCTTCCGTCTAGTTAACACCAAAGAATCTAGCTTAATAAAGCCGAGCGCGATAAAATGCTGCATAAATTCTGTTCTACTTTCCATAATGTTTAATTATTTAATAGTTCAATTAATCCTTTAATCTGTTCATAGCTTTCTACGCTGTCCACCACATACACGAGGAATCCGCGTGCCTGTATCTTTGCATGAATGTAACTCTGAATCTTGGTGGGCTTCTTTCCTGTGCTTTTGAATTCCACGAAAACCACAACGCCACCGTGCAAAAGATACATCCTGTCCGGCAAACCTTTGATGAACTGGGACAGCAGCTTAACCGCCATCCCCCCGCTTTCCTCCACGAACTTTGATAGCTCGCGTTCAAATACCTTCTCGCTAGTCTCTTCTTTTTTCATAGTCAACGGGCATTGTTAAGGTTTGATGTTGGAAGCGTTTGTTGAAAGCCGCTACGTCCCTACCTACTTTCTTGTATCGGGCACGCACTTTGTCCGCGTCTTCTTTCGAGTAGCATACGCCGCCCACAATGGTACGGAACATTCCGTCATTCCCCAGCTCCTGAACTAGGTACCCTGTTACCTCGGAACAATTAACCAGGGCCTTACTTTTCTTGATTCTCGTCTTCATCTTCTTTTACTGTATAAGTTAATAACACCCGGTCGCACCGGAATAATTGTTTCACGTTAGCCTTAAATTCCTCGGCGGTTAGTCTTTCCACCTCTATGGGCGTCCGAGTAATGGCTTCCTTTGAATCCCCTTTGACAAGGATAATTTTCTCTACTATTAGCATAAGAGTAATATATAAGCGGTTATTAGAATGCAAATTACTACAAATTTGATAATGTTGATTGCTGTTTTCATATTCTTTTTATTTAATTGGTTTCTTATTCCGATATGACAAAGTACGGCATAATTTCCTAAACTTCCAAATTTTGACAAAAGACTTAACATTGATTAACTATACAATAAAAAACCACCCTAGCAGAACCTTCTCGGCGGTGCTAGGGTGGAAAAAATATGAAAAAAAACATTCGACAAAATTAGTCTCATGCCGGGAACCGCTGTCCCCGTGTTGTATGAAGTGAACTTACATACTAAAATCCTTTTAAATGATTACAATAATTTATCAATGGTGATGCAAAGATGATCCTTTATTTGGAATCCGCCTCGCAGTCGCGCACGAATGTTGTTTGTTTCCCGTAACATTTCACATACCTCTGTCCCACGGGCTTGAATCCCAACCGTTTCATTATGTTCGACATTTGGCGGGCACGCGCCGCATTGAAATCGGTACGCTTGTTTCCTAAGCAATCCATCCATATCTCGAACGTGCAGAATGAATCCCGTATCTCCGTTCCTTCCGCGTACACCCCGGTACGGTCCGCGAAATCTCTACGATCCGCCCAGCAGAGATCAAACCAGTCAGCCGGGAATTTCCGGTTAACGTAATCATAAACCAGCCCTTCCATCGGATCACGTTCGGTGTACTCTTCGCGCTTTCCCGCAGCAAGGGCTTCCGCTTCCGGCGACAGTACCAGTGATTCGCCGGAACGGTACAATTCCACGGCTTCCGCCCACAACTGATCCACTATCTCGGCGAATTCGTCTTCCCGTTTCGGACTCGTAATGATATCCGTGGCGGGTGTCCATTTAACCGCGACCGGAAAGAAACGGCGGTTCCCTGTGGGGTCTTTTAGGAAGTCATCTTGGTTCGTGGACCCGAAGAAAACACATTGTCTTTTGTGCGTCTTTACGCGCTTGGCGTATGCAGCCCGGTACGTATCCTCTGTCTTTGAGATGAAGTTCTTCATCACCTCGATGTCGGTTTTCTTAAGGGCGGATAGTTCGGCAAGCTCCACCAGCCACGACTTTTGGATAGCCTCGTACGCGTTTTTCCCTTCCATCGAAACAAGTGAATCATTGAACCAACCTTTAGATAGTTTCTGAATCAGCGTTGACTTTCCCGCGCCCTGCTGCGATACCATAATAAACGCCGTATCGAACTTGGTCCCCGGCTTGAACATACGGGCAACCGCGGCAACCATCATTTTCCGGAACGCCTCGCTGACGTAGATGTTATCCTCCGACCCCATGTAGGTAGTCATAAACTTATCCAGTCTCGGTTCGAAATCCCATTCCAGTGAGTTAAGATAATCCTTAATCGGATGAAATGCGTTATCAAGGGCCACCTTCTCGATAACGGCGTTCATCTTGTCTTTGTTATATATCTTATGCAGCCTTTCGATACGGGTAGATATGATGGCTACGCCGGTATCGTCTAGCAGGTCGCCGCGCTTTTTGGTCTTATCGAAGTATGGTGTGCGGGTATAAACCACGACATCCTGAAAAAGATCGTATGCTATCAACTTGTTAAGCAGCGGGTCTGATTTAAACGCACTCTCAAAGTTAATCGTCGTAACGGTCTTGTTGCCTTTCGTATCTATGTCCCATTCTATTTCCTCTTCGTCCTCTACCTCTGCTTTCGCCTCATCCGGAATTTCTTCGAAATCACTGAGGTAGTCTTCCACCTTCACCATCTCGTGCACCACGTCCTCGTCTGCCTGCATTAACTTCACCATCTCCGCCTCGCTCTCCTTCTTTCCGAGATGCCCGTACAGGTGAACGCGAACCAAGTCATAAGCGTTGTATGTGTGCCCGTCTCCGATGGGGTCGGTGGAATGGTGGGAATACGCAAACATGTTATCATACACTACCATCCCGGCGGCGGATGTTCCACCTTTATATGTGTAGCGGTCGTTACCTTCGTCCTCGTAAACATCGGACAAGTATTTCTCAATAGCTCCTTGAATGGTGTAGACGCGACAAAACGAACCGATCATTCCCGGTTTAGTCGTGGGGTCTGCCGAAGCCTTCACCAGTCCACGCACTTCCGCATCCTCGGAGTCAGCGAAAGCCCATAAGCGCACGTCTTGCCACGCTTCACCGTCTCCGTAGAGGCTGAGAATATAGTCAACGTCCAAAGGTTCTCCCTTCTGAGTCTCAAAGTAGAACGGTTGGTCAGACGAAAGGGTAGCCCAAAACATTAGGCGTTCCGCTTGAAAGGTGGTGGTATCAAACAGTTCGATACCCATCACCTCGGCGACTTTACGAGAAGCCGCTTCATATTCTTCACGTGATTCGATTTCCCGGTTTAACGGGATGATAAGACGGTAACGGCGTTTACCCGGTCTATCTGAACGTGTACCATAAATAGCAGCCGCACAATCGAATTTCATCGAGAAATCGAAGAAGAAATCGTCTGTACCGAAGTCTACGTCTAAAGTGATCAGTGAACGGGAAGTGACGGCATTCTTCGTGCGGCGACCACCGGAAAGCGTTCCGCCTACGAATCCGCCCTTGTCTTTGCGGATAGCCTTTTCTGTCTTTGCCAGTAGGTCGTATTCCCGTGTGGTCTCGGTGTCGCGTTTAGGCGTTCCGAGAATCTCCACAAGTTCGTCCCACGTATATGACTTCCTTTTCCAATTCGTTGAACGAGCACCACCACCTACTGAGATATTGTATTTTTCCATTTCTGTAAATTATTTCTTGTAAAAGTAACTTTCAAATCCTTCCGCGTTCAATGGTATGTCGAAGACCTTTGCCCATTCCGGTAAGATACACATAGCGGTACACACATCATCCAGTGATTCGCCGCCATCTTCCAATACTTCGTCTATCAATTCATCATGAACGTGCCCCACGATTCCGGAGTCGCCGGGTCGCAAAGATAATACGTTTTTCAATGCGGATGCCAAGAGGTCGCGCGAAACTGCTTGAATTAAATTCTCCGTCAGCTTTCCGCCGTATGTGTCCAATTCGCACCAGGACCCCGCCGGGCGGCCTTTATCCGCCGTTCCCGCCACACCATAGTAACAGATAGCCTCTACATCTTTGCTGTCTCCGTTGGCGTACCGGATGGTCTTATTCTTAACCGAGGCGAAAGGGTAATGAAGCGACCGACCCGAAGGTAGTCGCATGGCCAACGTGTTGAACTGAGGAATCCAGTAAAAGGTGCAGATGGTTCTTCCGCCGATTACAACCGGAACTTCCCGTTTCGCCATGATGGCCCGTTTAGCCGAGTTTTCCAGTTCTCGCCACAACTTCACGATGTTCGGGGAAGCGTCCCGCCAACGAAGGATAATACCTTTAATCTCGTCTTCCGGAATAGCTCCTTTCTTGTCCATCGTCTTAATAGCACCCACCCATCCGCCGTACCCTAAAGCTAGCTCAGTCACCTTTCCCTGCTGTCGGTATGGTGAGTGCTTGTCAATGCTAGCCTCGTCAAGCCCGAAGGTACGGGCGGCAGAAGTTATATAGATGTCACCACCTCTGCGGAATGTGTCGATACGCCATTTCTCATCAGCTAGGCAAGCGATTACGCGGGCTTCGATGGCTGAGAAGTCAGCAACCTTGAACTTGTACCCCTTGCGGGCAATGAACGCTGTACGGAGAAGTTGAGACAGCAAAGAAGGGATGTTATCGTACATTAGGATGAGGTCATCCAGTCCGAAACTCTTCACGTCCTCGCGGGCATCTTCCAATTCCTCGTCCGTCTCGAAATAGCTTTTAGTAAGGTTCTGCATCTGAACCATGCGACCCGCCCACCGTCCGGTACGGTTCGCACCATAAAAACGGTATAGCCCCTTCACTGTGCCGTCTCTGCACACACAATCCAGCATTGCACCGAATTTCGCTACAGAGGTCTTGTAGGCGATCTTCCGGGCTGCTAGGACGCGGGTAACGTCTTCGTTATCGCACTCCTTGATTATCCCGTCTATCGTATCCTTGTTGATAGAGTCGAACTGCTTTCCGGTCATCGCAAATATGAACTCGTTTATCTGCTTGGATGACTTAAGAGACGTGATACCATACTTTTCGCGTACCTTTGCGTTTAAGGCAGCCATGTAGTTATCAAAGATAGTCTTTGCCTTCGAAGCCAAATGAATGTCTATCCGGCAGCCTCTATCGTTGATGGCCTGGTCAATAGCATAGTTTTCAATCTCGGCGGCGGGGATCTCGATATGTCTTAGCTTAGACTCGATTTCGCGCTCCGACAAGATGTCGTACTTAAGATACTCCTTGAAAGACCCCCATTTTTCCGGGTATTCTTCCGGGTAAATACGCTTTCCGTCTTTCTGAGGCACGCAGAATAACTTGATAAGGCTCAGACCCGTGTCTAACTTTCCGTCAGTCAGCTTCATAGCCTGTGATACCTTTCCCAAAGATTCGGGAAAACCTGCATACAGGGACAGAGTAGCGGTACATCTGAATTTGCTGGCGGGTATATCGTAGCCGTATGCACGCAGGCAAAGACGCTCGAATGTAGCATTGTGGGCGTATATAAGGGTATCCGGTTCTTGTACTAGGTTAAAGAATTGTTGCGGGTCGTCGAACTTGGTAAGGTCCACGCACTGGAAATGCCCATCGTCAATAGCGTAGCCTATCAGGAGAATTTCGAAATTATCCGATTCGGTGTATTTGTACATTCCACCTTTCTTGATGTCCACGTCTGAGTATGTTTCAAAATCAATAAATACTTTTCTCATTGTTCACTTCTTTTTTATTTTATTAAAAATGGCGGCACGCTTCTACTCATGCCGCCATCTGCACACCTGTTACTTATTGATATAATAAAATGGATTAAATAAAATATGTAGGAATCTTTGTGTCCGGCGTTCCCTGTTCCGGTTTATTTAGTTAGTTAGTCGAAGATTGAATCATCGTCCGCACCAGATTCATCATCGAAGTCGTCTTCCACGTTTCCTGCGCCGCTTCCGAAGGCTTCGTCATCCTTGACTTTCTGCACACCGTTCAGACCGAATGTGATCCCCTTGCCGCCGGCGTTATCGTAGACATAGGCATCAATTGACGCTACTCCCCAAGAACCGGAATAAATATCCTCTTTTCGTGTGATAGGCTGTTTGAACCTGTCAATGACCAAGGGCTGTCCGTCTTCTTCTTTTCGGTAAGCAGATATTTTAAAGTAGCCGAATTCTTCGCTATATGCTGAATCGTCACCGTCCTTGATAGGATTCCACTTTTCGCCTGCCGCGCCCGTTTTTGGGACTACGAATTTCGGATGTTCTGCTACATATTCGTCCTGCAGGTCTTTAATTGCACTTCGAACTTTGTTAACCAATTCCTTGTCGGTTTTCGGAAGGAGCAAAGTAATTTCGTATCTTGCTTTTCCAGAGTTAAATGCATCTCTCGGTTCGAATACTCTTACCCATGTAAATCTCACATTCTTTAAAACTAATTTTTTTCCCATAATCGTAAATTTTTAAATTTGTTGTTATTACTATTTCTTTAAGACTCTGCAAATATAGGACTACTTTCTGAAACTTCCAAATTTTGACAAAAGTCTTAACATTGATTAACCTTCTATATCGAAGTCGCTTGCAGTATCCCGCTCGTAGTCCTTTCCGGGATGACTGTCCGGGACTAGTTTAGGTGCGCCGGGCTGAGATTTCACATACTCGCCTATCTCAGCAGCGAATACTTTCTTTCCCATTAGCTTTTCCAGGTCCGTGATACCTTTCAGTGAGATGTTCAGTACTTCGTCCTCCAGATAGGTTTTTAGGAGCTTGTCGCGCACTTTGTCCGGGTCAACGATCTTCCGGGCGCTTCGTCCATCGACTAGCTTGTAACCGTCCCATTTCTTCCCTTTCATGGCTTCGGCGTAGGCGTATTGGTTGAGAGATTCAAGCCACGAGCGGTACCTATCCAGTTTACCAAGCATATCGACAATTTCCTCATCGGTCATAACCAATGTGTCCGGATGTTCTTCGAAGTCGTGGGCTATCTCATCCTTTTGTGCCCGGCAAGTCGCCTTAACGGGACAAAACTGACACCACGAACCTACCACCTGCTCTCCCTTTCCTTCGTAGGCTAGCTTAGCTTTCGGTCTTAGCACTTTCTCGGCCCAGTCGAGTAAATCCCTTACGTCTACCTCAATCGTTTCAAAATGCTTCAGTCTAGGCTGCGCTACGGACATCCGGATACGCTTCACCTTCGAACCGCCGAACTTGGCTAATACCCCTAAAGCGTACATTTTGAACTGCGGGCTTTCCGCCGGGACCTTTACCCCTTTTCCATACTTTAGGTCGATGATGTGCAACATTTGTTCGGATATCAAGGAAACGTCAGCGCTTCCGAAAGATTCGGGTGCGTATTTGGAGATGTCCAACTTTTCCTCTAGGTACATTCTAACTGAACCACCGAAGGGTCCTTTTTGCATCTCGTAGAATTCGCCCGTCACAAAACCAACGTAATGGCCGATAGCCTCCTTCATTTCCTCGGAATAATACTTGTTTGAGGCGATATTCTCCGGAACGGGTATTTCCTCGCATTCGGGTAGGAACGTCCCATCTGTCCAACATCCTAGCACATGTTCCGCTAGTTCGTGGGCTGTCGTACCTTCTTCCGCATATTCGCTCGTCTTGCTTCCCGCTGCGTCGGCCAGGCGGGCAGACGGCGTGCAATTAAGCCATCTTTCAGAAGATGAAGGGGACAGTATCGCGTGTCCCCTTTCTGAATGGTTTATCAGTTTTGGCATAGCTCGTAGAACTTAGCGTAATCCTGTTTTTTCAGTGTCGAGAAGTTAGAGCACCCGCACGCTTCGAAGGCTTCCGCAATCACTTTGCGCTTGTTAGCAGCAATCAACTTACGGGCAACGTTACGGAGCGTATCAATCGTGATTTCTTCCTCTTCCGGAGCATCCTCTTCCGGAGATTCCGGAGATTCCGGTTCTTCCTGTGGCTTGATGTCTTCCTGTGGCTTGATGTCTTCCTGAGGCTTGGTATCTCCGTCTTTCTCGGTCTCTTCTACCGCCTCTTCCTTCTCTGCCTCAGCGATAGCGGATAACAGCAGACCGCGTAGTTTAGCATTCGTATTCTTTCCCGGTCTAGTGGTAGGGTCTATCCCAAACGTTTCAAGGGCTTCGATAAGAATAGGCGTTGGTACGTTTTTCATCTCTTCCTCGGTCATACTGATAACCGCTTCTACGGTGTATTCCTCCGGTTCTTCCTTCACCTGTGTAGCTTCCGCCACCTTGTCAGCGAGCGCCTCGATTTTACTCTGCTGAGTATGTCCTTCCCCAGCTACCTCAGCCTTCGCCATCTCGTTTGCAAATTCGGATACGCCCTTGCCTAACATTACAACTTTACCCGCCTCTTTCTGATTAGGGGATTCCGGAGCGGGTCTGTCAAATGCGGGGATTCCTTCGGCTGCATTATGTTCGTTCGCTAATGCGAACAGGAAATCTGATGCACATTTCAATTCACTTCCTCTACTGTTTCCGTCGATGCTAATTTCAATTTTCATAATTTTACTGTTTTTGGTATGTTAAACATTTGCTAATAACTTCGTTTTCGTCTACGCGAATCTTTCCCTGTTGGTTCTTGTATTCGCTTATGTAACCTTGCCGTATCTTATAACGGACGGCGTTCTCGGTCAGGCCCATCAGATGGGCGGCTTCGCTGATACGTATCAGCTTTGGTTCTAAATTTCCAGTCATATTAAAAATTTTTAGATTTGTGAAACGTACTTAAAAAATCTTTGTACGCCATCTCAACCGCTCCGGCGAATATCGACCTGTACCGCTCTGCCGTCGGATAGATGAACTCGCGAATTTTAAATTCAAATTCTTCTCCGCAGTCCTCTAGCGCCAGCTTCTCACGAAACAGTTCCTCCGTTGTCAGGCGGAGCGGTGAACTAAACAGGTTATACACATCGGTTGCCTTTAGCTGCGTATTGATATGCAAGCGGGCTTCCTCGTAGTAGAACCGTTCAAGCGCACAAAGATTAATTTTCTTCTCTCTCATTTGATTCTCGTTTTAATCGTCTCAATCCGTAGGCTGCTCGTATCAGGCCTTTCTTGCCGTCTAGGAGGTCGGCGGCACGTTTGATTCGTAATTCGATGTTGCAAAGATACGGCTTTTATTTTAATCTGCAATAAATTAGGCAAAAGATTTATGGGGATTAACGTTTATTAGTGAATCGAACGTAAAAACAGGCTTGGATAGATGCGATACCGCGTAACTTGCTGAGTATCAAGGGCGCTTTTTGAAAGTGGATAGTTTAAAATCTGTTAAAGACCCCGTAAGTTGCTGCAAACCAGTGAGTTAGCTAAAAAACGGATAGATAGATAGGTGGTTCTCTATAAGTATGGAGGAAAGTGTGTGTTGCGATTGATAAATTATAATTACATCCTTATAATACACTACTAAGATTTTCTCCATGTATTATAGTGAAACATCTATCCATCTATCTATATTAAGCTAAATAGCTATAAATGAGACGATTTCATGTGAAAGTTAAAAACCCTTCAACTATCCAACAGAATGTTAATCCACTGTAAATGAGCAACTTACGTGGATAGCTGTCTGGATTGATGAAAGGTTTGTTAACACGAATTGCTATCTCAGAGATTACAATTCGGTACTAAATTGAACGTGAATAGTGCTTTTTGGATTCTGATTGGTGACCGTAGTTCTTATTTTAGGCTTCCCAATTCTAAAAAAGAGGAACCGTTTCTGCTTAACGTGCGAAATAACATCGAGCGTATCTGTAGAACTAAATTCTAATTTGGTGGAATCCGGGGAAACTACGCCGCTTATTTTGTTCCAGTTATCGTCGTAACTGAATTTATACTGGTTCGGTACGTCCGTTTTCTCAGTTACCACCACCGTATCAACGCGGGTAACCGTTTCTATAGTGTGTGCCGCCTTAACGTCTCTTAACTTTATACGTAGATCGTCTACCTGTTTTGTTAAACGACTGTTAAACAATTCTAGCTCGTCACGCTTCAAAGACAACACTTGGACTGTCTCAGCATCCTTCCCCGCCTTCGTCCTGAACCGTACCGCCTCGCTGTTGATAGCCTCGATGTTAGTATCCAGTCGCTCAATCTCTACCTTCTGTCGCTCTACCTTATTATATAAGATGCCCGCCGCTAGGAGTAGCGACAGGCACGCGATAATCAGATACTTGTTCATGGTGTTATCACTACGTTCTTCGTGAAGGTGCCGTATTCGGCGCGTACATCATAGCAGGGGCACATCTTAATGAATTCGAATGGTTCGACTTCTCCGCTTCCGTTCTTGTCCGGTGACGTATCCCTGTGACCCAGTAGTTCCACGATCGGGTAGCGTTTACAGATGTCATTGATTAAGTCTATCAACGCCGCCTTCTGTTCCGGTGTGCGGGTATCCTTTGCTTTCCCGGCTTTGTCAAGCCCGCCTACGTAGCAGATACCGATAGAGTGACGGTTATACGACTCCTTGCTGAACCCTTTCGTGTTGCAATGAGCACCTACCGCCGTTTCGTTCCGGCCCTTCTCGATTGTTCCGTCTAGGCGAATGACATAGTGGTAGCCTATTCCGTTGAATCCGCGCTGTTTGTGCATCGCGTCAATCTCTTTAGCTCCGATGTCCTGCCCTTCTCGTGTGGCGCTACAATGGATAATTATAGCGTCCACCCTATTGCTGTTGTTTACCATTATCTTCCTCCCTAGGTTTAAAGTTAGTAATTGCTTTATTGACCTTGCTTGTCACGTAGATAGATATGCCGAAAATCGATCCTGCATAAATCAGGCATTGTGCGAAGAACCATAGTACTGAATCATGGATAATACCTACTGGTTCTACTAAGAACCCCGCTGCCGACAAGCCAACGCCCGCAATCAGCATCCCCACCGCTGTCCAAACTTGGATATCCTCTTTAGTTTCCCTTTTCATTCCCTTGTAAGTTAAGTTATGAAGCATACCCTTGTAAGTTAAGTTATGAAGCACACCCTATAAGGTTTTACAGGATTACAACAGTCATTCTCGGATGGTGCTTGGGAGTTTCGGTATCGTTCGTATACGGCTTGGAAATCCTCTATAAAGGCATCCGCTTTCCCGCGTTCCTCCTCCCATCGTTTGTTCTTGTTATAATCGGGTAATATTACAGAGTTGCCGTATTGTTGAATTTTCAATCCCGTTGATGTACTTTTCTGATCCGCCGATTTAAGGTATCGGACGAACGCGTAGTAACATAGGATAGTGGAAAGGGGTACGATATCGTAGATTTTTCCGTCTATATCAACATCTAACGAGTAGTTAGAATCAGTATCAGTCCCGGCGGGTATATCGGTCAGACCCTTTCCGCCTCCTAGTTCCATCGGAACAGAGCTAAACGTATCGCCGCAAAGAGCCACCTTTATATCGAGCTTGTCTGCTTCTTGAATACACTTGTTTACCTCTGTGTCCTTCACGTCCGCGGCGATATCGAATATCTCGCGGAACTTCTTAAGTACCGGTACAAAATTACTCATTTCCTGCTGTATTTAAAGTGGCTACCGAACCGGATTCCTCCAATTCGTTGTAAATCTCGCATAGTTCCGTTGGAACGTCCAGTGCGCGCGCGATTTCGCGGCTTAGCTTGCTGCGTAACTTCGTCACGGACCGACGATAAACCTTCTGCATCTCCTTAACAACTTCACCCGAAGCGTTCGAAAACGAGATAAGGGAAGAATCTACTAGCGGAACAGGTATATTGTACGCCTGTGAGGCGATGTCCTTCTTCAACGGTTCGTTGTAAGCCTTATACAGATCAGCGTCTATCGGCGTACCTAACTGGTCCACCTTAATAAACGGGCGTGACTGAGGCAACATAAGGTTATCATCGCGTACAAGCAATGCCGACCCCGCACCCTGCGCACCCATTATCTCCTTAAGACCTCTGACGAAGTTATCCTGCTCTTCCTGCTCGGTGAAATCACCGTGGGAAATGATGGAACACATATGGAACCCGCGTGTCAAGGTGCGTTCCACGTAGGTGGAATTCATCGCCTCCGCCTGCATTTCAGACTGGACCGCGTGGAACGGAGAGAGCGGATAGGGCTTCGTAGTGAAGAAATTCATGTAAAGGAGTTGTCCGGGATGGTTTTCGATACCTCCGTACTCGATTACTTCGTTTGCAAAGTTATCCGGATTAAAAGCGGGATACGTTACCGCCATCTTGTCAAGCACTGTTGACTTGATATTCTGTCTGTCCCAGTTGTTGAACACGACATACTTGTGAATAACCGGATTAGTCAGGTAATCTTTATTAAGTCCGGCACGAACATATTCGAAAGGAACCGGGTATATCATTTTAGGACGGTAATCACCGCCATACTGAACGATTACGGCGCACCCCCTGAAACGTGCGACGTCATAAGCAAGCATGTTCAGAATGTCGTCCATGTTGTCGCCGTGGGCGTTCTTTATCTCGCCGAATTCACGGTTTTTGAACCCTTCGCACTCAATAGCTTCGCTCAGACGTTCCACGCTAAGAGACGCTGTTTTACTCGCGTAGATAAGTTCCGATATAATTTGGGGATACAGGTTGCCATCCCCGTATCCCACAATTTTCTCGGAAACCCTAGCGTTAACTTTGAGCGCTCTATCTACTATTACATTTACTTTCTTGTGAGCTATCATCTTAACGTTTCTTTAAAAGTTTATCCTAATTCTGCTAATTCCTCGTCTACCGACTTTTCCGGATTTTCAACCGGTGCTTCCTGTTCCGGATTTTCAACCGGTGCTTCCGGTTCCGGCTCAGGTACTTCCGGGATAACGGTAGGTTCATCCTCCACACCGATAGGTCCGAGATCATCGAAGTAAGGAATATAATCGGGGTTCTCGCGCATGATTCGTTCCGCAACTTCGTCCGTACAGTTAAATGCACGGTAAACTACGCCATCCGCTACGTGATTGATTGACATTCCCGGCTTCATCACGTAACGAACGTGAACGCCTGTAAGGTAGTGGCTTTCGTACCATTTCTTCGCGAAAGCGCGATCCATGTGGCACGTAGGATCTAATTTCAGATGCGTGATACTCTTGCAGAGATTCAAAATCTCTACCTCGTCTGTGAGCATTACAAGCTGTCTGCCCACCGGTTCTACTATTTTAGCTGCTTTCTGTCTAGCCATGATGTTATACTGTTTTAAAAGCGTTATACTGTGCCGCGGTTATAGTGTAGCGGAAATCGCCACAAGACCCGTCCGGCGTTTTTAAAGTTGCGGTTGAAACACCGTCTGTCGCACTGTCAGTAGCGAAATCGGATACCTCCAAGGGAGCACCGCACCCCAAGATAAAGTACTGATTGTTTTTCGTTTTCACCGCTACGAGGAACGAACCGGACAGCAGCCCGATAATGTACGTAACGACAGGCAAAGACGAAAGCAACTTCATTACTACCGATATTTCCATCATCGTAGGCGCGTTATCGTTGGCGCGAGCCGCCTCTGTAACTTGGATGGAGTTTTTCACCGCTTGAACGGTGTATCCTCTAGTTCCTGCCTTCTTTGTTACGACAGCCTCACCAGTAGTAGGAGAAGCCGAGATACTGGAAATATCTTCGTAGTTCAAAATTACGGCTTCTTCAATTCCGGTGATACCGGAGATTAAGCCCGGATTCGCGCAATCGAACGCTAAATCCTGTGAGATTCTTTTCAAACAAGCCATTTCGTTATGATACTTTAGCCAAAAGCGCCGTCCATGTAGCTTCTGTCACGCTTGCACGTGCTTCGCCTAGAACCGCTTCCGGGGTAGTTAATGTAATAGCGGTGTACCCGCCATTTTCGTTTGCGGATTCCTCCAAACCGGAGATTTCCAAACCATAGTTACATCCATAGATTCGGTAAACGCCTGTTTCCACCATCTTAGCAACCGCCACGAGGCGGGAATTAAGAATTGTGTTGATGAACACGTTTTCGGCGGTAGTCTTTTTGTAAACGGTGAAGTTTACTGACTGCGCCAAAGCGTTCGGAGCGTTTTCGTTTATTCTCGGTTCCTCTGTCGCGTTCGCACCCTTCCGGATAGAAGCAACTCGGATAGTCTTTCCCGTGCTCGTTAGGGTAACCGTAGCCACACCCGCCGCAATGGAGATAGATTGAATGTCTGAGTAGTTGATAAGCAACAAATCAGCTATTCCAACCGCACCGCCTAAGCAGTCATAGGTGATAGCACCTGTTATATTACTGATACATCCCATGTTGTTAAGTTAATTTGTTAGCTTCCAAATATGTCCATACTGCGGGTAGAGCAACCATGTTGCGGTCTCCGCGTGAGTTATCCGGCGTTTTCAAGGTTACGGTTACGAATCCACCTGCTGCGGATGTGTCACCGTCCATGCTTGCCGCTTCTAGTCCTGCATAAAGTCCTGCGACCTTAATGCTGCCACCGTCTTTCAGTTTTGCAAAGGCTACGAAATTCCCCGATAATAAGGCTTCTTGAATCGCCATACCGTCAGAGGACTTATCGTAGACCGTTAACGTTACTGTCTGTTCCATTCCCGCCGCGCCGTCTAGGGTGCGCATTGCATCCGCTATTTTCGCGCCGTTCTTGTAACAGTCAACCGGAATAGCCTTCGCTCCAGATAGTAGTGTAATAGCGTTAAGAGTAACACCGTCCGCCGCAACTGTCTGAGAAGCCAAATCCGCCTTGTTAACAAGGTACAGCCCTGCCAAACCGACAGAGCCGCCTGTGCACCCAAACGCGATAGCCTTATTTAATTTAATACATGCCATAGTTTAGGGTATTTCTTGTTATTTCGCTGTTGTAGCCAGTTTAAGAATCTTTGGAATAGCCACCATCGCGTCGGCAGCGAACACAGTAGTACTATAGTACTTGCGGTCCTTAGCGTCTTGGATGAACGGCTTAATGTTCACACTCGAATCTTCCAAAGCGATTTGGACGTTGGTCTTCGGAGTAAACGCGATGAACGCCTTCGGGTCTGTCTCGTCCGCGATCATGGAAGCCGATACGTGAGGAAGTTCATTGATCTTGTAGCCTTCCAAAGTGTAAACAGGTTTACCTTCTTCGAAGTGCTGCTGAGCGGTCGTATTGTCCTTCTTCTGAACCAAGTTCTTGAACAAACGCATAACGTTAGACGTTACGAAGAATTCAGAATTTTCTTTTTGGTCCGGACGTTGGTTGTCGATAAGATTCTTCATCGTAGCCTCTACACCAGTTGTTGCGTTGTCGTCCAAAGTCAAAGTAAGGATAGTCTCCGCGCTTGATGTCATCTGTTTCAAGAAACCACCGTTCTTAAAGATGCTGTAAGCAGCGTCTCCGGTCTTCGTTCCGTCCAACCAAGCCAAGCGCAGCAAGTCAGCTTCCAATACTTTCAGTACTTCTGCGGCCATGAATCCCGCTAACTGAGTAGAATCGAAGTCGTCTGACAGGTGGATACCTTTCGCCACCATCTTACCCCACAAGTCCTGCAAGCAAACCACGATAGGTAGTTCGATAGGTTGGAAGTCGTAGTACTTAACGTTATCCACCAGGCTGTTGTACTCGTATACTCCAGCACACCCTGCTGATTTACGAAGCGCCTTGTCAGCAGCCGTGAAAGTGACGATAGGCGTTTTATTGTCCAGTCCTGCAAGAACTGTCGCGCCGCGTTCCATCTCGCCCACTAAACCGACGGTCAAAGAGATAACGTCAGATAGTGAGTTAATATTCAGATTGTTTAAGTCTGTAAAAGTCATTGCCATAATTTTAGCCTCCTATAATTTAAAAGTGATTACTTCTGTTTAGCGTATTTGATCATCGCTTCTTTGGCTTTAGCTCTCGCCTCTTCATTTGATAGCTGAGTTTTCTCCGCTGCGCTTCTCTTGTCCCCCACGGTGCGGCTAGCTACGCTAGGTGTTTTGGTCTGCTTGGAAAGCATGGTCTTGATTTCACCCAAAGACGTTTCCAACGCGGTAAGACGTTTCGAAAATTCGTCCGGCGTTTTCGTGCCCTTCTTCTTGTCTTCGTCTTCTTTGGCCGCATCGTCCGCCAATTCTTCTACGGTTTCCTCTTCGACTTCTTTCTCAACCTCTTTAAAGGATTCGATCATACCGTCTTTTACCACGAGCACGAGTTGCCCTTCTTCGGTGGTTACGGTGATCTCTCCATCCTCTACGGGCGTACCGTCTGCTTTTACAACAGCGTCACCGACAGCTACCTCTTCACCCGCTGATTTAATCGTAATCTTTTCACCGTTAACGGCGTCTACGATTGTCTCGGCTAATTTCGTCTTAGCTGAGAACATACTGAAAATACTTGAAAACATTCCCATCTTGTTACTTGATTTTTGGTTATTGAATAATGAACTCGTGGCTGCGGGTAACCCCACAAGATCACAAGTATAAAGTTCTAAAAATTCGGTTACGTCCCACGTTTGGTTTTCTTCGTTCCAAACCTTCATATCGTTGTCAACGACGGACACTCCTAGCATCTCCGGCTCCTTCTCAATCATGGCGCGCATGAACTTCACTTCGTTCGGGTAGGCTTCCACCATCGCTTCGGAAAAGTCGAAATCAGCGTACACAATGTTATCCTCTACCACGAAGTTAGAGAATTTGCCAATATAAGAGTCCAAAAGGTCGTTCCCGTTGTGAGTTTTACGGGAATGGATAGGACGAAGGTTACCGCATGCCGCTAAGGATGCAAGCGATTCAGGCGTAATTACGGTGGTCCCCGTTACGGGTTCCCCGTCCGGTCCTACGTCCGTCCATGAATTCGCGGTTGGACCTGCCTCTATGATTCGTACTTTGTTAAAATCAGCCATATAATATCATTAATTTGTGCAAATATACAAGTTAAATCAACGTCTACCCAAGACTGCCGCACTAATTAAAGCGCGGATTCCCGGATAAACGCCATATTCTGAGATACCTCGTTAATTTCCTGTACAGAAACAACCGGATTTGGAGCATTTTCCACCCCTTCCACGAATGCTGCGGCGATGGCATTTATCGTTTTGTCGGATAAATCCACCTTGTTTTGCGACATTTGGCGGTTGATCGTAGTAAATGAGCTAGTACTGAGCACATCAAAACCGCCTCCCTGCGCGTATTTGTACGCATTCGAACGTCCGAATGATCTTCCTCCATACTGCTGATTCAACGCAGACAGCGCATTTATAGCCCGTGAAGCCGACTTATTGAGAATATACATATTCTCACCGCCTTCCGCCTCGAACTGCTGCCCGTTAGACCCGGTAAAGGTCACGCCTCCTTGTGAATGGGGCGCACCAAATACCGTACCACCCTTAGCGAATTTACGAACGTTCGTGCTAGTCTTTGGAACGTCATCTTTTACCTTCATGATAGATGCCACCTGTTTCAGACCTGCGGCGATTACGATCGCAGCCTGCGCAACACCCCAAATACCGCCCTGCGCGATAGCCTTCGAAGCACCGAGGTACGTGTTAATCGTAGCCTGCGCAACTGCGAATATCTTTCCGGCTTCTGATTCCTGTCCCAGCAGGTTTGACATTTGCCCGGCAGTATCTGCTGCCATTCCCAATTCAGCGTTGTAACGGGCTGCGGAATTTTTACGTTTCAGTTCGTTATACTTCTGATCGATCAGTGTTGTATCCGCGCCGATCTTCTGAGCGTTCGCTATTTCCTGCGCGTATTGAGCGTCTAGTTGCACCTGCCGAAGCTCATACTCATTGGTGATCTTTTGTTCCTGTATCGTACGGCGGTTCTCTGCGTCTATCGCTTCAGCTTCCTTCTTCTGCGCCGCCTTTTCCTGCTCGAGCGCGTATATCTTTTCTTGCAAGGACACTTGCATCTCGTACTTGGTATTGTCAAATTCCCGCTGAGTTATCAAGCCTTCCTGTAAACGGAAACGTTCCTTCTCCAAGATGGCTTGGTTTATCTCGTTTTGGTCTTCGATCGCCTTCTGCTTGTCAACGATACCGATATTGCGTTCCCGGATCTGCAACTGCAATTCGGTGATACCCTGTTCGTAGCTTTTCAGTACTTCGGCTTGGATAGCCTTCGCCTTCGCCGCTGCGGCTTTTTCCGCGTCCTCCTTCGCCTTCTTAGCGTCTTCCGCTGCCTTCTTATCGGCAGCCGCTTTCGCTGTCGCTGCGGCCCTGTTTGCGGCTGATACGGCGGCTATGTCCGCTTTCTCCAAACCAGATACTTGACTAGTCAGTTCCTTCCGTTGTGACAAGTATTGCGCCCGCTTTTCTTCCAACGCGGCTAACGCCTCTAGTTCTTTCCGACGGTCTTCGTCCGTGGTGTAGCTCAGTGAGTTTTGCGTCTTGATCTGCTGATACTTTGCCTCTAGTATTTTCAGTTCCGCCGCTTCCATCTCACGAGAAATCCGCAGGGCTTCGTTAGCGGCCGCTTGCCGTTCCTTCGAGGATTTAGTTTGATCGGCAAGGATAGCCTTTTGCGCCTCCATTTCCCGCCGTTGCCGGGCTAGCACAATGATAAGGTCTGATTCGGCATTATAGATGTCCCGTTCAGCCTGTACCATTCCCTTAGCCGTGTTGATAGCTTCTACTGTTTCGTCTGAGATCAGTCCCAACCAATTATAGACCTTTATGTAGGCTTCAGCTAGCCACTCGAAAACCTTCACAATTTCGGCAAACAGAGCCGCCACCGCGTCAAGTACTTTAGCAATAATCAGTTGAATAGGCGCGAGGATGGTTTTAACGGACGTAGCAAGCTCGTTATTACGATCCATTAGCTTTCCAATGGTGGAGATCAGAAACAGGACAGCCGAAGCGATAGCGACAAAAGGATTCGCCATCAATGCTGCGTTGAACGCCTTCACCGAAGCGATACCACCCGACATACCCTTCACCATCATTCCCGTAGCGCCTGTCAGTCCTCCGAGGTTTCCGGTCGTTTTCTCGATATCCTCAGCGTAGTTACCCACGTTACGGCGCGTATCTCCTACGCCCTTCTCCAAATCTTTCAACTGATCGGATAATGCTTTGGTCTGAGCCACCAATTCTTTTCCGGCGGTCCCGGTCGTTCGCTCGGCAACCGACATTTTATTCAGTTCGATGGTATTCTTCGCTAGCCGGGCACGCAACGTCTCAACCGATTCGGCTTGACTGTTCATTATCGTAGTAGTCGCCTTGATCGTTCCGTTAGTCGCCTTTAATGCGGCGTTCGTCCCGTCCAGGTCTTTCTGAAAGCCGGATATCGTAGAGGCAGATTTAGCAAGGGCTTTCTCGTAGGCTGTTTGGTCTATGAGATTGTCCTTGTAGTTCTGCCGCACCCCGGCGAGCGCGTTCTTCTCGGCGGCTATCTGTTTAGTGAGTTGCGCCTTCTTGTCGGATAGCTCCAGCGACTTCGCGATGAGCTTGTCCAGTCCATCCACCGCATCCGCCGTGTTGAAGGATAAGTCTAGTAATGTAACATTATCTGCCATATTATTTGAGATTAAGTTTTGTTAACTTCATCTTACAGTCGCCTGTCGAGATGGAAAAATCGGACACCGAGCGAACGTAGAACCAACACTTAAACTGGTCTAGCCACACCGCGCCATCCGGTCTATATAGCTTCTTGAATTGGAAAAACGGAATGTTGGCGTTTATGGTTACGTCTATCCCATCGCTGAACAGGTCATAGTAAGGACGGAACGTATTATACAGGTAGTCGTTCGTGTAGTAATAGTCTGACACCACGTTGGTGCTCGTATTCGAGAACATGAGACGCGGTAAAGTTAGATCCGTCTTATACGGAACGGCTGCGGTGAATACCTCCTGCTTCGTTTTGAACATCCCCTGCGTCACCGTGTACCAAACGCTTTTTTCTCCGATCTTTCCGCTAATGGAATTTGCGAACCCGCTAGAATCTTCTATCTTTTCGGTGCTCACGTAGTAAGCGCTCCAATCTTGCAGGGTCGACCCGTTCACGGCTTTCCGAAAACCTGCCGTAGTAATGTCCGCATGAAGGATGGGACGTATGTCCAATACCACATTGTTGTTCGCGCTCAGAGTGAAGGTGTATGTCCACATCATAGACTTGCAGATACCATCCAATAATTCGCGAGCATTCTCAGTTCCTAGGCCGGCGTTTACCGTAGTGGTTCCGCCACCCGATACGCTAATGACCTTAAGGTTGATTTTGAAAGCGGCTTCTGAATCCATATCGCTAGGCGGGTGAACGTCCAGTGCGATAGTGTTAGTCAGCGTTGTTAGGTACATCCCGGTGAAGCCTAGCGAACCACTTATGCGGATGGATGAATTCACACTATTCATCATGTACCGAACATGTGTCTTGTCCGACAAATCTCCGATAGGGGACAGGGATACAACTACTACTTTGTGTGACTTGTCACGTATCGCCAAGCTTGGAGGCGCGCCCGCGTAACTGGACACATCTAAGATTACTTCCTGCAAGTTCGTAGCCTCGCAAAACAGCGTGTCGTAGTTGCCCAGTGTATACTGGGAAGCTGGGTCCCGTATCGCATACTCCATTATATCGATATCGTTGTTCAGATACGTTGTACCCGCGTCCGAGTCAAGCGCGAACCGGAAAGCCAGCGTAACGTTCTGCCCTACGTAGGCATCCGTCATGGTCTTGCTTTCGTACGTTGTGCGAATCACCGGCTGCATGTTCTCCGCGTAGTACGGGAAATAGATATTATTTCCCGGAGCGTTGAACGCATCCGCTAGCACCCGGTTCAGATTCACGTTATACGCGCCTGCTGAGCTAGCTCCGCGAATGTCCAAGTGGTTCAGAATCTTCGCCGGAAGCTGTTCCGCCGTTATCGCCGTCTCGGATAGCGCCAGGTCATAGCCTGTCGGCTTGCAGGTCACAGAAGCCCGGAAGTTTCCCGGAACGGGCATGCCTCCGATGAATAGCTCCACCTTGTACCCGCCGGGTCCTTTCATTGCACCGGGGTATTCCCACCCTTCCGTGGGAACTGCGCGTGTACGCATCCCGAAGTGACGCATAGCCCCGAACACTAGGTCGTTGGTAGCAGACCGGGGAACTGATATCGTTCCGGAGTATGCTCGTGTCGGTTGCGACATAGTGTATGGGTCGGCGGACACTACGGATAACTTCAAGTCACCCGTAACACCGTCCAAAAATCGTCCATTTACCTTAATTCCTAGTTCCATTAGTAAACAAATTTAAGCGTTATCGTTTTAGCAAGGCCCGAAGCGGTCATTTTCACGCCGGATGTGGTAGAACCTATCACCCGGATAGCCGCGCTATTCGGTAAAATGCCCTTAACTTGAATGTCCGGGCTGACGGAAAGGCGCGTTAAAGCGTCAATATTGTCGTTATTTACCGCGAAAATAGCCTGTATTTCGTTCTTTGTGACTGTCCCGCCTAGCGAATCCCTGCGAATGGTAGGCGTAACTGTCCAGTTTTGGCACGAAATGTAGTCCATTGAACCTACCGTATTGAGCCACCGGAACGTGATTGCGCAATCGGAAGGGACCAAAGGAGCGTAGTACTTCGTCAGAAGCAAGTCAGATGTTGAATCGTTTCTGACCTGCATCTTACTGTAGGTCCCGTGGATGTCGGGGATGGTGTTATCCCCCTGTTTCGCGTAAACTAGCCACACACCGTCATTCAGTTCGTACTCCATTATGTTAGAAACGAGACGAGGCGTTAACCAAAACTGATCATTGAACGCGTGCGCCACCGGAACGCGTATCCCTTCATTGTTCTTGAAGTCCGTCCCGCGCATCGCCGCCGCCTTTAGGATGTTCGGAGAATCTATGTTCATTACGTAGATGCGGAAATAGTAGTACTTCACGCTTCCGTTAGGAAATACCGCGAAGTTCAGTGTCACCGTTCTCCACACACCACCGGATTCCATATCTTTTTGAAACGTTGGAAGGTAGGAGGATATGACACTCAGGTCAACGATGTTGTTGTCCAGTATCGGCAAAGTAAGTGTAGCACCCGGTAAATTGTCAACTATCGCGCTTGCCGCTAAAACGTAGGAATTCGACGGTCCATCGTCCAGTATGTTAATTTTAACATAACATGGCTTATTGTAGTGAATCACCTGGAATCCCGGAACTACTATGTGCGTCCCGTTTGTCCCGGTTATCGTCTGATTAGTATCTAAAAACTGTATTTTCATTTCAGTAAGATGTTTGAAATTTTAGCCCTTAATATCGCGTAGAAGTCCGTAGTCAGGCGCTTCACCCGCTGCTCGTTGAGAACATCCGAAACGACTGTTCCGGAATTGAACTTGTTAGGAACCTTGATGCCGTCCCGTTTGATCACGTATGCGATGGCGAATGCGGCTTCCTCCGGGATGTTCGTGCCCGCTGTCCTATTCTTGTCCTGTATCCATTTCTTAATAGCAGAAACAGGCGGGAAAGCTCCTGCCTTCCTGCCCTGTTCCATCTGAATAGTATGCTTCGGTGCGGTGATAGTCACCCGGTTGCCTAAGTCGTTAACCTTTAGTTCCCGTCCAAATTCGCCGGATGCGACTAGACCTTTCGAAATATAGCTTTCGAAAATCTCCTTCTTAATCTGCTCAACCGCCGCTAGTATATCCTTATCCATAGTTTAACAAATCATCTGATACTGAGAACGTTACCTGCCACCCCGACTTTTTCGAATCATAAATGTTCTGAACCTTTCGGAATATCAGACCGTCCACCTCGAAGTGACAGACAAAAGTACTCATTAGTTTGTTTAAAGCCAAGTCGGTACGAACCAATGTATCAAGTTCCTCGGCGTCACTCTCCATATAATATGATTTGTCCAAGCACTGCAACACTACGTTGTACTTCCGGGTAGCAGGTGGCAGCTTCGCCATCCCACCATCGGGTACATCGAACGTCAAGAACATTCCGGAGATGTCATTCACCATTTCATTGACGGTGTAGTTGTCTCCGAAATAGATAGGCAAGCCGAGTTTCACGGCTTCCCCATCCATAAAGTTTAGTATATCACTGAATATCATGGTAGCTTAATTATTGCGTCACTGTGACCGTTAGAACATAGGCATTCACCGGAATTAAAGTCATACCCCATCACGGCGTCGCCCTGCAAAATAATCTCTCCCCGCTGGTCTAAGGTCCGGGATAACACGGCGTTGTCGTACATCCGAACCTTCGTACCTCCTACCCAAACCTTAGACACACCGTAGGGAACTATGATTCTCGGCTGCGGTACGAACTCAATCACGATTCGTGCTGCGGCAGCTTCTGCGGGAATAGTGTCTCCGGAAGGGTCTTTCCGTAAAAGTCCGCCATATAACGCCCGGTCTCCGTCCGTCTCAGCCCCGGATACCCATTTTGTAAGAGCATCGAACTTATACCTGTTAAGCGCGTATCCCGATGGGATCATAGTAATGCTAGATCCTCCCGCATTTATCAACCGTTTAAGTCGTATGTACACGGATGAAGTGATCTTAGAATCTTCGTAGATTTTCCCCGCAGACAACGCCAAAGAGCCTTGTTCCCAATAATCCACGCTTAGCAGAATGTCTTCCGGGCTAGTACGGTCTAGTTCGTTAACTATGTATCTACGCTTCTTGAATGCACGAACGTACTTAACATTGGCCAAAGGAATGTCGGACTCATCTATGAGTGCCCCCGTAGCCGCCGCACTGGCTGCCTTTTTCAGCACTAACCCCACGTATTTAGCATTCGCAGGAACCGTGAAAGATGCTGCCCACTCACCGGTGGTAGATGTTATGCGTTTGTTCTCGTCTAGCCATCCCGCGTAAAGGAAGTAGCCGGAGGCCGCCGATAGCGTCCCACTTTCTTCTACCGGAAAGGCCTCTTTAAATTCAAAGTGTCTTTCTTGGTTAGTTAAGTTCTTTCCGGCTTCCCAGGTTTGTTGAGGTACCATTGTATTTTCACCACGTTCCCACGCATTCACGTCAAACACACGGTTAACATAAGGATCACCGATTAGCTTAACATCTCCACGAACGGTACAACCCGCACCCACGTAGGCGGATCCTGTGATCTCCGGTGCTTTCGTGCGATCAATCATTCGCAGAGTAAGGTTAAGCGCAATGAAGTCTAAGACGTTTAATCTAGACGCATCGTCTCTTCTAAACTGCATCACGGCATACGGGTAGGCGGTTTCGATAGATACGGGATTTGCCACCGCTATTCGGATTATGAAGGATTCGTCTAAATATACAATCGCGTCTAGTACGTAACCGGACGGCATGGTCGGTAAAGCCAGGCTTGCGGTTGAAACGGGCTTATAGCTTCTGACAACTGCATTAGAACCTACTTTAGTCTCTTCATAGGGCACACCTGGGTTAGCTCCCGCCGCATACGCACCTTGCTCCACGATGCTTCCGTCTAAAGGAATATACTTTTCCGCTTGAAACAGTTTAGCGGTATCAGCCAAGTTACCCTTGTGACTAACGAATCCCGCAGAACTAGGACCACTGGACAGACGGTATATCCCTTCTCTGTGAGATGATAGGAATCTAGCGTATCCCGGCCGGTTATACCCTAGGTCTTCATTAGCATACGAGAAATCTATGTCTTCGTAGGTATTCCCGTTTATAACGTCATCTTGGAATCTGGCTTTAGGGACAATACATCTACGGAGTACAAGGTTGCCCTTAGCAGCCAAAGCATCGTCGTAAGTAGTACTGTCTACTCGGAGTAACGGACAGTCATAGGCTGATATGTATCTATCCCTAGTTGCTGCGGTACGGTGCGGGTCTCCCAGGTACATAGCATATTCCAGCCTTTGAACGTTGTGGAACGTCCCGAAAACCCGATAATTAATACTACCGCCTGGTGTGTACATGTTAGTATCGTACATACTACCTGCCAAGCGTCGCAGTTGCGAAGTAGCAAGTCCGAAGTTGTCGGTGTTCACGAGGAACGACGATTTATCCATCACATAACTACCCGAAGCTGACTCCGGGTGGATATCAATGTTCGCGGAACTGCTAATGTGTCCGAGAATCTTAGCGCCCGTAGCAAGTAGATCGGCCGGAGTCATTGCCGTGCCGTTGACTCTCGTTATGTGAACCATCGCCATCTTGTAAGTAGGGTGCTCCAATTTTGTAAGAGCCTGCGAAGCGGCAAAGGACTCTCCGGAATACGCTAACTGTCCGGCGGTGTTCCGGTATCCCCAAAAGACCCGGCAACCATATCCGGTTGGGATATACAGATACGTGTCTTTACCGAGACAAAGGTTCGCTGTCGTTCGGCAAATGTTAGCGTCATCCGTGTGCATGGATGCCGAAGTAAATAAAGTCCCTGCAGGAACGTCCTTATTGAATCCTCCTTGCTCGAAAGGGAACGCCGTAGTCGTAGCAACGGGACCGCAAAGAACGTCCATTGATATTCCGATAAAGCTGTCCTTTGCGAAGAAGTTGTTCACCGGGTCCTCTATCGGATTCCACACTAATATCTTGCCGGGGATTAACGTGTCTCCGCTAAAATCGGTCACGCCATCCGTGTGCATTCCGGTAGTGTCTACGAATTCGCCGACATAGGCGTTGTCCTTCACCCGAACATCGGGTCGCACGGAGATGTCTCCGCCTGCTACCCAACACTCACCATCCTGTGAAATCTGATCTTCGTTGGCGACCTTGCAACCTACGGAGTTTTTAGGGATAAAGCCACCGAGAGAGTAAATGTCTCTCTCGGCTACTATGTTCCCACTGCTATTTATACTGTATTTCATAATTTACCAAGTTATTTTAGTCATAGGTAATTCTACTGCTGTGATCTCTGAGACGTTCGCTATCGTGCGCTTACCTGTGATGACAGAAGCCCCCGATGTCTGATCGTAACCGCCACAAATCGTAACGTCGCCGTGTATCGTTAGGGTACCTCCTACCTGTTTAGCGTCCTCCTTCATCTCCAGCGTTCCGTATACAATCGGCGTTATGGTTGTGTTGGCGCGGTAAAGGTACGCATTGCCCGACATTTTCAAGAATCCCCTGTCAGTGCTTGCCACAGAATCAATCACCGCATTATCAGACATTTCCATATTAACGTGAATGTTCTCTGCGTCCTGTTGTTTGAGAACCTTCGAATTGCCCGTCATAACCACATGCTTAAGAATAGCCGGATTCGTAGCCGCCGCCGGAATGTACTTCGCGTTCCCGTCCATGTAAATGTATCCATCTACCTTTCCGTTCTTCAGTTCGGCATTGCCACCGATGTAGCCCGTACCCTTGAGAGGCGTATCGGTTACCTGCGCGTTCCCGTCGATCCGGAATGATCCGTCAACCACCATCGCCGTTGCTTTGGTATTGGTGATCCTGGATGCGCCGCCCTGCGTACCACCGAATACGCAGCGGCCGCTGAGCGTGAATTTACCTTTTACAACGCAATCCTTGTAGGTGATGCAATCGTAGGTCGCACCCGGACTGCCGACATAGGACGCGTTGTCGAAGCTAGACGCCGCTTCTAACAGACCCCCAATTACGCCGCTATCATTTCCCCTGGCACGGTACATCCCTTGTACATTGGATGATATGATAGTAGTATTTACGAACGCTGCTTTACCCAAGTCCGCCATAGCCTTAGTGAAGTCGATGTTATCCCACACGTTCACCTTCGGATCGTAGTAGTGGATCGCCGAACCAACGGGCATGTTGCAGTTCTTGAAATAGAACGTCTTGCCTGAACTTCTCATTGCCGCTAGGCCCGGGAAAGTAACGGCGTCAAAAGCGAAGTTCGGGCAATCCGATACATCGAATGTTCCCTTACTAGAAACACCCCAAGACCCAGTACTAGCTTGACTCTCCACGTTCGAGTTACGGAACGTTCCTGCGATACTGTGAGTAACATTAGCCGTAATGGCCACGTTCCAGTTCACTCTAACGAAGTCCGCCAAAAAGAACATCGCATTGACGGCGTTGTATGAGCATTCGATTCTCGCGTATGAATTGGACAAAGAAGAAGTCCCGTTTGCAACCGTCCATCTAAGGATATTGGCACTTACTGCCGGAGCGCCGTTGTACACTGGAACAATAGACGAGTTGTTTACGTCTAAATAACCTTCCTGTGCAGACGTGACTTTTATCCCGGCTGCTGTCACGTCCGCCGGGGTAATCGCCGTTTCCCCTACTTTGCGAACCTCCACAAGAATATACGGTGCGAGTGACCTCAAAGTAACGGCAGAGCCTCCCGCGGTCCATGTGGTTGCATCTGTTATGATTCCGTCTTCGTTCAATGAAATTAACCTAGCTTCGTAGGCGGTGCCTGTGATAGCTAGCTCCCCCGCTGTTCCGGAGAACAAGGGTGCCGGGATTCTCACTCGTTTGGCGTTGTTCTTAACAGGGACACTTCCCACCGTTGCGGTGTACCCACCTTGTTCGTACCTTGCTGGTGTCTGCGCCACATCGAACGACGATGTTTCAAACGAGATAGCTCCCATGATACGGGAATTACCGGAAATGATAGTAGCTTTAGGTCTGGCGGCGGCCTTTGGTAGATTGATCCCCATGTCAACGATAGCCTCATCCATCACACGTACACCGGGGTATTCCAGTGACCCGCTGAATATCCAACAGTTACCATCCTGTGAGAGCGTCTCGTCGTCATAGACGTACCCGCCTAGCTCCATAGGGCAAACGTCCCGCCCTTGTACCGTGAAGGAGCGCAACGCTCTTACGCGTTTACGACCTCCTTCGTCAATAATGTCATACTTACAAACCATAATTACTTGATTTTAGATTTCTGCCTCTCTACCTCCTCGTGTCTCGCACTGATCGCCAAAATCACGTCGGAGTAGTCTATCAATTTAGCCTCCTCGAATGTGCAGTGCATCAACTCAGACGCCAGTTGCACCATACCAAGAATACTTTTAGCCTCGCTAATCGGATTACTCTCTACGGAACCACTGCCACCCGGTAACAACATCCTTTCGAACTGGTCTGCCTTCTCGATTTCCTCGGCGATGTACTTCGTTAGCTTGATCATGTCCGCCACCGTTTCGGGTGCGTACCCGGCTGTCCATGCTCTGATTCGCTCAAGCGCCGTTTCCGCGCGTCTCGTCTCGAGCATCTGCCACAATGTGATGTCTTCCAAAGCCGGACAAGTGAAGTCGATCCGACCATTTCGAGTAATCCACCGCGAAGGTAGCAAATATTCAGACATAACCTGCAGTAACCGCGCATCATCTTCGCTCAACGCCGCCATTTCGTCCGGTGACAGGTTGGCGATAATCAGTAAAGCGGCTAATCTCTGCTTCCGGCTGATACGCCGGATCGCCCATTTGTACGCCTCCTTGATAGGGCGAAGCAATGGCTTAACGTGGAACATCCAAACGTAGTTCCTGTAACTCTTGAATTTGTTCATATCATTCTTTGTTGCGGGCTTTACCCGGTTTATATTTAGTTATCAGAAAGTCAACGGCGTAACGGGTAGCGTCCATCGCATGGTTGTGGTCGTCTATCGCCTCTGTGGTGTCATACAAGCCCGTCATTCGGTCTAGCACGTAGGAGTAGGTATCCAGTTCATCTGTGATGCCTCGGCTTCCCACAACCACGCAAATCTTCTTGAACTGCTTGATCTGTGCGATTCCCGCCATGATAGATCCTCTACCTTTGATACAGGGAATCACCCTACAACCTAATCGGCTAATCTCGGCGATACTCTTTTGCTCCGCTATATCGGCGACAGTGATCACCTTGTGAAGCCCTTTCGACTTCAACAGGTTCGCGATATCCCAGTTCAAAAGACCCGGCGTATAGGCGATCTCTTGCAGGTACAGGATGTCTCCTACGAATCCCACCTTCACGATCGCCGTAGGGTCTCCGGTGAAACCGAAGTCCATGCCGAGACACCACTTCGCGCCTGCCGGGAATTCCTGCACCAGTTCGTATTCCGGGAATATCAGACCTTCCGTACCACCCGTTTCGCCTTCACCGAACACCCGCCACCAGTTAGCGTCAGACTTGTTGGATTCGATCTCTTCCACCTGCTCCGGTGTGAGATACGGATTATCACGATACGTGGATACTATCTCTACCATGTTGTCACCAGTGAAGTAGTCATGTGCCCAAAACTTCTTCACTGGGTTGAAGTCTACGAACAGCATGAGACGGGTACGCACCGCCATCTGACGGAAGACCTCTTTAGGGACCCTTTGCGCCTCGTTTACGAAGAGTATGTCACGTGCCGGACCGAACACCTTAGCGGAGTTCTCGCAGCCGAAGAACTCGATCTGAGACCCATTCTCCGTGGTGTATATCATCTCGGTGTATTGCATCCGCTTTTCCTCCCACACGCCTTCGTCTTGCAGCATGCGTTTGAAGTCACGGAACATACCACGCTTCACCCCGGGCAGGGTATCGGTGACGCACGAGATGAGAAGAGGCGTCTCCGATTGAGTCGCCATCAGGTAGATCAGTTGCAGCATGCTCCAAGTCTTCGAGGAACGTGTCCCGCCCCTACTGGATACACCACGGATGTTCGGGTCTACTGCTGCTGCTAAGAGCTTGTCGAATACGTAGGTGGTCTTCATTCGTCCTCCTTCCGGTCTTTCAGATTCTCGATTCCTTTAGCCTTCCGTTCCCGCTTCTTCGCGATTCCTTTAAGCGCGTTGATGTGCCCTGCGGCTTCCGCACTGAGCACTTCCACCTTCAGGGATCCTTCCACCTTCTCGCCCCCGCTTGTCACGTCCCTGTACTCTCTCAGACCCCGCAGCTTCGAAACATACGAAGCATCGAATTGCCCGACAGTCGCGGACTTGTCCATATCATCCCGAATCCATTCCCGGATGTTATCGATCTCCTGCATGAACTTCAAGGATTCCAAGTCGTTGAACTTCTCGTGCATCTCCTTGTACCGTTTCATCCGGTCGCCAAGGTAGCTTCCGTAGGCGCCGATGAATTGCGTGAATCCGAATTCGGTTACCAGTAGCTTCATTTTCTTCGTATATTCCCGTCCTGCCTGCATCCCAGACTTCACATAATCGAGAACCTCGATAGGATGGTTCCGGCACCACTGAACGTAGATGTCGAAGACCTCCCGGAGCTGCCCCGGTTCGTCGAATAGTGGTGTCTTGCCGAACCGTGCGGTATACAGGCTCCACAGTTCGTCCCCGGTGTACGGGTCATATAAGTCGTTTAATAATTTATTCGCCATAATAGGTTTACGCGTGGTTAATTAAGCCACAAAGGTAGGGGAAACAAACGAAGAAACCTAGTTCCATCGAACTGATTTCCTAGTTCCATCGAACCAAATTAGGGGGTCGCGATTCGCTATGCCGCGCACCAAAAAATCACTACATCTTCCTTGCTAGTCCGAGTAACTACCTGATTCTCAGATACTTGCAAAAAGTGGATAGATGGCCATTTCTAAAAATCAGCGGTAACTACCTATCACTCAACGAGTTACGGCGATTTGGCTGGATAGATGGGGTAGTTCCCTATAACTTAGAGAGAAAACACTGTTTGGTATATATATTTTATTTCATTTTCTTCCTTTTCTTCTGTTTTTTCAGTAATATTCAATCTCAAAGTCTTTGCAAAATACCATTTTATCTATCCATTCTTAGCTAACTACCTATCAATCAATTACTTATATAAGATAGATCTAAATATTTTATCTATCCTAATTAATGTTAATCAACTAGAAATGAACGACTTACACAGGACTGTTAAAATACCTTCATCTATCTTAACTGATATGAAATGATTGATTTTCAGCAAGTTACCTAGCGTTATTATCCTTTTCGCTCTCCGGTCATTCTATCCACTATCTCGCGGGTTTTAACACACAATTTATTCAAAACCTTTGGCACGCTTCCGTATTCTCTGCAAATTTGAACAATCTTCTCAAAAGACTTTTAAAATTAAGTTTTGTCAAAAACACGTTGAATTTATCTTTACACGAAAATAAAATAAGCAACCTCTTTTCTCTAGTTTTGAGAAATCCCCGAAGAAACCTCAACGTACACGGAAAACTAAAAACGCGAATCCAGCTTTTTAGACTGAATCCGCGTTAAACGACCCCCTTTCGGGCGAACACAATTTAGAAATTATCTTACAACATTATCGCGCATTCTCTGGCTACCCTATTAAGAAATTGATCTTTCAGCAGCGAATTTCTTTCGCCGTCCAAGAATACCCATGCGTCACCGTCCCATCCGAACAACGATATGCTGCCGTCGGCGTAATGCCTCAACTCATAAATCTGTGGCATTTCTGACCCTTCTGTTCTCTCCCTGCTGACGCGTAGCACCCGCTTCGTCCGTGATTCCTTCGCTGCTAGCTTTTCCTCGAACTGGGCGGCTTCGTACCGGTCTGTGGACAGACAGGCGTTCACCATCTTCTTTCGTTCCTCGCTGACGGACAGCGGGCTTCTCCGGCCAAACAGATTCCTGCAGTAAGTATGGAACTCGATGCTGTTATCCTCTATTACCTGTGCCGGACAAAGGTAGCGAGGTGTCCCCTTCTTCCGAAGGTCCAGTTTTGGCGTGTACCCACGCTCCCGCATAAAGTTAAGGAATACGAATGTTCGTACATTAAATATCCTCGCTATCGTTCTTGCGTCTACATAGCGGTCAGCGCTGCTACGGATATCACAAAGACCGCGCCCAACAGGCTTCCTACGACTGCGGCAAGTACTATCGAAATTATGATTGATTTCATTATCCATGATTTATTTAATTAAAGCGTTATACCTATGATAACCCCGATAGCGATCCCCAATGAGACCCCCACTATTGTTCCTATCCCCATACCCCACGTACACAATCGTCCCGTGTCTACTCTTAATTTCTCATGCTCAGCTTGCAGACGTTCAAGTTCTTTCCGGCATTCTCTCAATTCTTGTTCAGTACTCATAATTTTATTTATTTATTTATTTATTTATTTATTTATTTATTTATAGA